AATCCACCCTGCGCAAGATAGCGAAGGCGAACAAACTGAAGGCTACAGGCTAAAAGTGAGGAGCTGCACCCATGGCACCAGGCATCGTCATCAACATCTCGGGCAGCGGCGAAGGTGCCGCCGAAGCCCTCCGCCAAATCGAAGCCAAGATGGAGGAAACCCGGCAGCGTGCCGTCGAGATGCAGGGCCAACTTTCCGCATCTGGTGAGCGGGTCCAGAAGGCTTTCGGCGATGCGGTTCCCCAGGTGGCCGCTGCCTCTGGAGCCATTCGCGAACTCGAGGGGAATCTCCCCATCCGCGCCGTTGAGCGCTTCCTCACCGGAACCCTGGGACTCGGCCCCGCGCTCCAGGCGGCATTTCCTGTGGTGGGGGCCGTCGCCCTCGCCGGGGTGCTTGCGCGCATGGGAGATGAAGTCTACAAGTTCGGTAAAGATGCCACCGAACTCAGTGAACGTCTGGGAACGAACTGGCTGCAGGCTGCCGTGAGTCAGATCGTCGGCGTAAGCGACGAGATCAAGAAAGCGGATGCCGAAACCCTGAAGTGGGGTGAAGACTTCGACAAAGTCATTGCGCGCATGAAGAATCGTGCAATCGAAGACATCGCCGCAAAGGAAGGGCCTGCTACCGGAGCAGCGTTCGAAGCGATCCAACTTCAGCAGAAGATTGCGGCAGATCGTCAGCGCATCGCCGATCTCCAAGCCCAAGTCGAGCTCCAAAGCCAGTTCGTTGCGGCCCGCACATCCAAAGCTCCCATACAGCCTGGAGATTTCGATAGGTCGCAGGATTTACTTCACCGCGTGCAGAAGGCCGGACTCAGCGACAACGAAGACGTTGCCAAGGTGCAGATGGAGGCTGCGAAGGAGGAGATCAAGGCCCGTCAGGCGGAGATCGCGGAGACACAGCAGAAGGCCACAGATAAGGTGTTGGCAGCGCTCAAAAAAGAAGAAGAAGCCTACGATAAAGTAAACCAGGCGAGCGCCAAGGACGGACGAGCTGTACTTAGCTCAGAAAATCGCAGTGCGGCCATCGATGGCAGTATCGATCGATACATGGCCGAACAGGCCCGGAAGGATGAGGAACAAGCCAATCAGCGGGTTGCGGCGCAGCTCCGCCTTACTGAGGCCGGCGAGAACGCGCAGCTTGAGATTGCCAAGTCTGCCGGTGCCCTGCGCCTGTCCCTGCTGGATTCAGAGCATAAGGCCGGATTAGTCGGTGAGCAGACCTACCTACGCCAGCGGATGGTGCTGGTTGATAGCGAGTACAACCAGGAGATAGCAGCCGCGGAGCGGAAGCGCTCCACTCTTCAAGCGGCCATCGCTTCCGAGGGTCAGAGCGACACACCCCGCAAACTGGAGCTTGAGGCCCAACTGGTTGAACTCGATGCCAAGCTTACCGAACTGGCTAATGCGCGTCAGGCGGCCGAGGGGCAGATCACGGCCGAGATGCAGAATCAGGCTTGGGCAGAACAAGTCAAAACCGCACAGCAAACTATCGCCGCGCGGCATCTCCAGGAGGAGAAAGATGCGCGGCTGGCCGCGGCGGAACATGCCGGCGACTCGCAGAGTGACAAGCTCAACGTTGAAGGAGCCCGCGCCGCCGCGCAGGCCGCTGGAAGTTTCTTTTCTCAGCTCTCCGAGGGGGCTATCAAGGGAAAGATGAGCATGAAGAGCCTGGTGGACTCGGCTATCATGGACCTCGACCGCTTCGCAATGAAGCTGCTGGAAGAGCGCACGCTGATCCCGCTGATGAATTCGCTCTTCGGCATTGGGAATGGGGGTGCCTCTGTCCTTGCCAATGCCAAGGTCGGCGCATCTGGCATAGAAACCAGCAGCGTGTCGGACCTCGGCGATATCTCTAGTGCCGGCATGGAGGGCTTAACTGGCTTTGCAAATGGAGGCGACATTGATAAAGGTTGGGCGGTTGTGGGGGACGGAGGAGACGGGAGCGGTTCCGAACTGTTCGCTCCCAAGGGTCCCGGAACCGTACTGCCTCACGATGTTCTGGAGGGCCTTGCCTCGGCCAAAGGCGGCGGGGGCGCCGCGCCCAACGTCACTGTGAACACCATCAACAACTCAAGCAATCCGGTGCAGCAGAAACAGGCCGGAGTAAGTTGGGATGGACAGGCACGCCAGTTCATCATCCACACCGTGCTTGAAGACATGCAGCAGGGTGGCCCGATGAGCGCGGCCATGCAGGGCTTTGCGCCTAAATAATCAGGCTTCGACTGAAATCGCGGGCGCTGGAGTTATGGCCCATACCAGCGCCGCAACCCATCCAACGAACGTCCAGGCAAGGAATAGGTTCAGAACAAAAATTCCACTCAGCGAACGTGGCTTTTTCCGCGCTGCGACAAAAACCGGGACGAAATAAACGAGACTTCCGGTAACGAGAAGTGCAGGGACGATCCAAGTGGGATCGGTGACGTTTAGATACCAACCCTTATCTATAGCGATCAGCAAAAGCGCTTGCGAAGCTTCCACCGAGGCGAAAATCATTCCCAGACTCAGCAAGATTGCAGCGTAGATGTAAATACGGATGCGTTCAGAACCGTAGACGTTCATGACTTGCGCTCCCCCGAGAGCCCCTACAGTCTAACGCTGACCCCGCTCCCGCGCAAGAGGTCGTTGCCCATAACTTCAATAGCTGCCTTGCTGAAATTCCCGGAAAAGGACTGCTCGACAACATCCTTCACCGTCTGGTCCATGGGGAACCGCGCTGTCACATGGGCGTCGGGCGTCAGGATGTAAAGCGGAACAGCCGCGTCCCGGGCGTCATTGGCGTTGCGGCCCATGACGCCTAGTTTCCCGCTCTTGAAGGTCACAATGAAGTAGTACATCCCTTCCCGCAGTTGGGCGCGCCGCCGGCGCATCTGTCCCTTGGTGGGTGGCCCGAGGGTGGCGGAAAGCAGCATATTGGTTGGCCGGTACTTCGCCGGCATGATGCCGCCACCGATCATCCGCAGCAGCACCTTGGTGGGCACCGCCAGGTAACTGCCTCCCTGGAACTGCACGCCATAGCCGCTCGGCCGCTTGATTCCCCCTTCTTCCTGCCGGGGAAGATAATCGGGCGCGCCCGTCTTCCGGTTTGCGGTGTCGGTGTAGACCTGCGCCGTCAGATCCTGCTTAGTGGCCATCTTCACAAGCGTGCGGCTCGTGGTCCAGTCGTTGCGCGTGTGGAAGACTCTCTTCTCCTCCACGCGCACCGCGTCGCGCGCCTCGATCGCTGTCATGGTCAGTGCCCGGGCAATGGTGAACGGAATCTGATTCTCCCGCAGTTCCTTGCACGCCGCCAGAGGCCCGTCCACGTCCACCTTGATGTTCAGCAGGTCTGCCATGTGGCTAGTCTGCCCCAGCTTGACCGATTCGGGCAATCCGCGGCACTCTCTCGCGTGGCTGCCTATCCCAACTTCCCGGAACTCTCGCGCGCCTTCTCTCTCAAACAGAGTGAGAACCCGGTAGACCCGACCCTGCGCGACAACATGGAGAACGGGATGGAGTCTGCCCGGGCCCGCTGGACGCGCAACCGGCGCACCTTCTCAATGACCGTCGACCTGCTCACCGCCGACGACAAAGCCGCGCTCGACCAGTTCTACACCAACATGAAGGCCGGTGGCTCTGCGTTCGGCGCGAATCCCTTCCGGATCACGGACCCGCGCAACGCCGAGAATCCCCAAACCTACCTGGTGCGCTTTCTCACTCTTCCCAAGTACACCGATGCCGACTGGATCGACGTGGATTCGCTCGGCAATGCCGCGCAGTATCGCTACAACTGCACCTTCCAAGTCAGGGAGGTGTAAGTGTCCACGTCCCGGCCGCCCTTTTCCCTGCTCTCCATCATGGCCAACACCCAGCGGCATGCGCTCTCGAGCGGAGAGCCCTGGCTGCTGCTCATGGACATTGAGTGGCCCGGAACGCCCACCGTGGGCGTCACCACCCAGCATATGCGCTTCGTGCGCAACCTCGACCCGTTCACCTTCGACGCCAACGACGGCTACGGCCCGCAGGTCTATCAGCCCTTCAATTTTGAGATGGGCGAGTTGAAAGTCGGCACCGACGGCAGCGTCCCCGAGACGGAGATTATTGCCTCGAACATCATGCGGGTGTTGCAGACAGTCATCGAGCAGTACGCCGGCATCGTCGGCGCCAACCTCTACCTCTACGCTGTCAGTACAGCCAACCCGGCGGGCGAACCCGACCTGACGATGCAGTTCACGATCAAGCAATGCGTCTGCACCGCCAAGACCGTGCAAATCAAATGCGGCGCGGCCAGCCCCATGAGGCGACTCTTCCCCACCTACAAATACTGGCCCAACACATGCATCTGGCAATACAAGAGTGGCGTCGGCTGCAGCTATACCGGGTCGATGACGAGCTGTTCCAAAACCATCGACGGCGTCACGGGTTGCAAGGCCCATTTCCCGAATGCGGTTCTCCCCTTTGGCGGCTTCCCCGGCATTGATACCAACGGCATCAGCGCGGCGGGGGTGGTATGACGATAGGGAACAGGGATCAGGGAACAGGGAACAGTCCCAAGCCTCGGTTGGTGCATGCCACCGTCAAAACTCTGCAGCCGCGCGCCGCTACTGCTGCGTCGGCCAGCGCCAAACCTGCACGGAACGCGCTGTCTGACCGCGCGCTGGCGTCTTCC